ATAAGTTTCTGTAATTCAGCACTCTTACTTTCGAGTATAGAAGAATGTTCTTGAAGACGATTAGCAACTTCTTCTTTTGTAGAACTTATTTCATTTTGAAAATTCTCAATCGCAGTACTAATGGGTTTGAGGTCAAAATCTTTTTTAAAGGTTTCTAGTTTTTCATGAATAGCGTCTAACATCTTTACTGTTGAATTATTCTTTACTTGATCCGCAACAGTTGAGTACTCCTTATTAATTATCTCATCAGAGAGAGATTTAACATCAGGAAAACTGCTATTCTCTAAAGAATTTAATCTACCAAGTAATTCTTTTACTTTGTCTTTATTTTTAGTCTTCATCGGTTTGTTCGTTAGGTTCTTCACCTTCGTCCTTCAATAAAGCTTCTAGTTCACTACGAATATTCTCTATTTCTTGAGATACTTTTGATCCTTTAACTTCTTTTTTTAGTGCATCTACATCTTCTTCAATTTTCTTAATAGAATCTTCCTGATTTGTTTCAGGGTTCTCTTCTGGTTCTTCAGGACTTACTTGCGAAGGATTCTGATGTTGCATCATTTGTGTGGAAAGATGCGTTGCGAACGCCAAAGAAGCTGCTGCATTGTTAGCAGTTGCCTGTGGATTATTCTCTTGTGTATTTTGTGGGTTCATGATATGGTTTGGTGGTTACTCATAACCGTTGCAGGGTTGTGGTTAGAAGCCATTACATCTGCAACATGTGATGGCTTTTAATTTTATGAAAAAATATTACATTATAGGGCTATTTTTAGGGCTAACCTTAGCCGTTTCTCCCGTAAGAGCAGAAACGACTCAGGAACAGTACAATCAGGCTTTGATGCAGCTTATTACATTGCTTCAGGAGCAAGTTGCTGGACTTATGGAGCAATTGAGGATACAAACTGCTCAACAAGTAACGCTTACAACGCAAGTGAACCAGATTGTGCAAAATACAACTCCTAGTCCAGTGCCAAATATCGGTTCTCCTGTAATGCCTAGTCCTGTTGTTCAGACTCCAGTGACAGTAACCCCACCAGTTCCAACATTTTTCTTTACTAAACAACCAGTTGCAGGAATTGTAAAAAAGGTAGAAGGAGATTATATATACACCGGTACTCTTGATTGGAGTCAGGATGGATGGAGTACTAATAAGGATGCACAAAATCAAAAAGAAGTTTGCTATCTTAATGATGATGATTCTCAATTACAATCTGCAGCAGCATTAAAACCTGGTGCAACATATACTTGTACACTAACAGTAGTTACAAAATATGCTAAAGACTGGAGTACTCTAAATTCTAGTGAAATCGCGACTTCTTCTCCTTATTCTTTCACTGTGCCGTCTAATTAACAAAGAACTTAGTTTAACGACTTTTCGGTCACTAACTTATATGGGATTCTTTCTTCTATTCGGATTAATATGTCTACTGCTTGTTATAGGATTCTTTGTAACAAAAGGCAAAGCTCCAGTTGCATTTACTGCTGTTTCTTTTGTATTTTTGGTCGCCGTTGCTTTTGTTATATTCATACTTTATATGGGTTACTTGTTTCTTCATTATGCTTAAGGCAAAGGTAAACCTACGTGTTTTGCTATTTCATACATAGTCACTCCACCAAAGAACCTTGCTAAATTAGGATTCCTCTTAAGGAACTCATTTACCCTACTCATTCGAGCTCCGTTTACTTTAGCTTTAGAGAGTAAGCCATTCTTCGCTTCGTACATACTTGCCATCTGTTTAAACTCAGGTATATTGGTTTTTCCTATAGCATCGCCTAGTATTTTTCGATTCTGTAGCCACTCTTCCTTTTGAAGTTGAAGAGATTCAGAAGATAGTGAATTAGCCTTTTTAACAGCTTCTGGAATACTATTGTCATAATTTATCGCAGTATCCCATAGATCAGCATGGTTCCCAGAACCAGACTTTTGAAGAAGAGATTCAAATTTAGCTTGTCGTTTTGCTACATTTGCTTCCTCAGTTGCAGGTGCCTCTTCCATTTGTGACTTCTTTAATTCTGTCCAATCATCATTAATTTTTTGAATTGTCTCTGGCTTAATTGGAGTTTGTTCCATCTGAGGACGCAGCTTTTTTGCTGTATTACTAATGTTTTCATCAACAGCTTTGTACAATTCTCCCTCGGACATTTTTGAAGCACCGGGAATACTCTTCTGAATAAGGTCAGTCGCCTCTACAGATTTCTTTGTTGGGAGTATTTTGTCTTCAGTCCCCGCCTTAAAAAGAGTTGGTTCTTTTCCTTGCACAAGACGTCCTTCTGTCTGAGCAATTTTTGCCTGTTTCACAGTCGGTTTAGGAGAAATCATTTCTTGAATTTTTTGTGTGTCTTTGGCCAGTCCTCGACTTTCGAGTGTATTAGAAACCTTATTTTTTACGGCATCAGCACTATTAATAATTCCTTCTGAAGCTTTTGCTGGGGCTTCTACAATCCCCTTCACAGTTCCAATAGGTTTGTCTAATCCTTTCTCTCCGCCTGCAAGTGCAGTAGTTCCTACTGTAATGGCGTTATTAAGATTCTGTGCAGCTTCTGGGTGAGCTTGGACCCATTTATCCAATCCTCCTGATGCGTTTCCAAAGAAATCTAGTAGTTTTGATACTACTGGGTTAGAAGTAAGTGGTTGTTTTGGATTCAATGGATCCTTTGCGTTCTGAGCAAATGAATCAGAAGCACTTTTAACAGCATTAGTAATTGGAGAGAAGATCGTATTTATACCACTTGCCGTAGCTGCAAGAGCTCCTTCACCAGCTTTAACAATCGGATTCTTAGATTGTCCTGACTGAGACGCATTCATAAAATTAGGAACTGCTTGAGAGTAATCATTCATGGTATTACTTGCTGCTTGGGTTACTGGATCCTGGGGATTTGGCAACATTCCTAATTGTGGTTTGGCTGGTGCATTCATATTAAAAGGCGTTGCTCCTCCTGCGGAAGCTGGCGTCTTACTTGGAGTGTAGTTAAAAGGTGTTGCCATTATAGTGCTATATATTTACCGCTTTTAATTTCTTCTTTTGTTGCTGCAAACGGTTTACCTGTCACTGCATCAATCGCTGGATATTTACCTTCAGGAATTGCTCCAGGAGCCATCATCTTTGAAATAAGATCGTTGTAGTTGTAACCATTTTTACTTAGCAATGCTTCGACCGTCTGACTATCTTTTGGAGAACCAAGAGATACTGTAGGCTTTGTTACTCCAAAGAGACTCCAAACTTGTCCATTTGTTCTCTCTACATTTTGTTGAAGTACTGTGTCCATTTTTTCAACGGATGCTTTGAGGGCAGACTGGAATCCTGTAATACTTCCCTTAGCAAAACCATCCTTAATAATTCTCTCAGCTTCGTCCTGATCTTTTTGGTCGGCTGTTGTTTTCCCAGCCGCAGCAGCGTTGTATAGTGCTAATTCAGAACGCAATTGGTTAAGATGGAAAGCATATTTAGATACATTTGCATCATTAAACTGTTGACCCGCAAATAGTTTGGCCACATTCTCCCATTTCATGTTTTTAAACGAAGCTTCGTCAGCTGCTGCCGCAAGGTTAGCAAGTGTTCCCGTAAGTTCACCTTCAGCTACTTTTACATTGTTAACTCGCTTAATATTGCTCTGTAGAGCCGTATTATACGCTTCGTACTGTGACTGGAATGTAGCCAAATCAATACCATTTTTATTAGCCCAATTCTGAGCTTCATTCATATATTGAAGTCTTTCTTTAGCACTCATTCGAGTAAGGGCAGATGTACCTTGAGTCAGATACCCGAAAGCTGGAATAGACAGACCTGTGTTTGCAAGAATACTTTGACTTGTTGGATCTCCTGGAAGAGTGACAGTATCTGCTCCACCTGAACCTCCACCAGTTCCAGCATTTGCCACAGCTGTGCGGATTTCTCCAGTCTGGTTGTCTTTCTGTACAAGATTTCCACCGAGTGAATATGGTTCAGACCATTTTTGAGTATTCTGTTCTGAGAGAGTTTTGAGGCTACCTGGTGAGAGTCCTAAAGTATTTTCAATCAATGAAATTGTGTGAGCATCTCCACCAGTTGAGGCATACAAAGATTTATATCCATATCCAGGAGTTGCAATTATCTTATTATATGCATCGGCTGCGTTTGTCTGCATTTTTTGAGCGTAATCAGAAACTTGTTTGTCATACTGCATTTTCTCTTGTGCTAATGCGGTTGCAGCAGCTCGATCTTTTTCTTCAAATCCAAGAGTTGTATTGATCTGACTCAAAGCATCATCTCTCGTTTGAAGAAGATTATTGTAATTCTGAATCATTGTTTTGTTTCGTGCGACAGTTAGTGCCTGCACTTGTGATTCAGTGGCAAAGCCTCCAGCTTTAGTGATTTCATTCCTAATGTCCTGCTCAGTTCCATCCATGATTGATTTCATGTTAATGAGCTGAGTATTCAATGCAGGAATACCTGCTTCTGCGATAAGTTTGGCATACTCATCTGCAAGTGACTGTTGCTGATTTTGTGCAGAGAGATAATCTTTCTGATCCTGTTGGAGTTGCTGAAATCCAGGATCATTGTTCATCTTGTCTGTAATTGCTTTCGCTTGATCTGCACCTGCCTGTTGTTGTTGAATGTCTGCCGTGGACTGTTTAGTTATATCTTGTATCTTTGCAGAAGCATCCCCCGAAGTCGCTGGCACAGGAGCATTGCTACTTTTTGCAGCTGCAAGTCCCGCTTGGTATTTTTGTAGTAACTGAGTATTTTGATCTGCTGTTCCTGTATAGTTTGTGATACCTTGAGCCGCAGCGAGTTTAGCTCTTGAAGCAAAGTCGCTAGCTTGACCACTAGATTTAAGAGCATCAACAATAGAATTTCCCGTGTATGTGTTTGTTGGTGTAGGAGTATTAGTGATCGCTATTGCAGGAGTTGGTTGCGCTGTATTTATCGGAGTAACAGGTGCAGCAGAAGTAGTCGGGTTTCCACCCTGTCCTGGTTGAAAGAAATTTGCATTTGGGTTTGTATATGTATCTGCCATAGTTTTAGTATTTAAATTAGATTTGAACTTGCCATACGACGCCACTTGCTCCTGTTGCTCCAGTTGAACCATCTCCTGCGGCTACTGTATTTGATCCGATTGGAGCTCCTTTAGTTCCACCTGCGCCACCTGCGCCACCTGAAGCAAGAAACGACCCACTTCCTCCTTGAGTAAGAGATGAATACATGACAATAACAACACCGCCGGTACCACCATTACCGCCTGCCCCTCCACCACCTCCACCTGCGCCTATACCTAGTGTTCCTGAAGCATTAGCTCCGTTACCTCCTGCACCACCTGCGCCACCCTTAGATTGAATTCCTCCAGCAACATAGTTAATAATTGTCTTTGCGTACACAGCAATGAAACCTCCATCACTTCCTGAGCCACCACCACCACCACCACCACCTGGAATTCTATTGATTGCATGGGCTCCTCCACCACCTCCACCTGCGCCACCTGCCCCAGCCGAACTAGTATCTAATACAAAAGTTTTGGGATTCCACAAATTAATAGCATCGGACAATGAGTCTGGTATATTTGCTGGTCTTGTCACAGTACCTCCAGTACCTCCAGGCCCTACACCTCCACCAAGAAATCCAGCATATTGTCCTCCGATACCACCTGCATTACCATTTCCACCGTTTCCTCCGATTGACGATGTCGGACTATTTCCACTTGGGCCAGTTCCTCCAACAGTTCCAGCTTCATCGTTTGCATTTGTGGGACTTGACCCTCCAGAAGCTCCAGGTGTTCCAGCATTACCGTCAGACAATGTAATGCCGCCCATAACACTTCCCCCACCACCTCCTGCACCACCTGCCTGAGTACTTCCATTGAGTCCAGGACTTCCTGAATTACCAGTTCGTATTATTTTACATGTATCGCTCCCTCCATTAGTTCCAATTGTTAGAGTGTTTTTTACAAAAATTCTATATCCAGCTGGATCAACTATTGCCGTACCTGTTAAAGTTAAACTGTTGTAGTACATGTCTCGCGTCAGAATTGTTGTTCCAGAAGATAAAGAGACATCACCATCAACTCCTATACCGAAAGGACTACTTGTACTAAGACTAGCAATAGAACTTGTGATGTTATTTGATATTATTGAGGATAAAGTTGTTATTTGAGTATCAACGTATTTCTTTGGAGTCAATTGTAAAGCATCTGTCGGAGTATCTCCGACTTTTTTTGTACTAAAAGCCATTGCATTGCTAACTTCATCTTCTATTAGTTTTTGTATTGATTCTTGATCCATATTATTTTCCTGAATAGACCCAATCGACTTCGATTTTGTTAATGATCATATTAGTCGTTCCTGTATTCGTGACTCGAATTCCCATTGAATAGAGATTTTTAATATCAACGTTAAAATTAATACGCTCTAAAGCTCCTTGAAGAAGGGTGATGTCAGTTCCTGCTGCGTAGGTATATGTAAATGTTCCATTAGTTACAACATTTCCATCACTACCGATGATGTCTAATTGAAATCCATTACTTGCTGCTGTTGGTTCTGTATATACACGTATTTCACTAACACTAATTCTTTTTCCAAATAGTTGATTTTGAGATTCCCAGACTCCTAATTGAGGTGCACCACTTCCTGTTGGAGTAATACAAAAACGATAAAATTTAGCAGTTGTGGAAGAAACAGTTGTATTTGATGAATTAACTTCAAATGTAGAAAAATAATGTTTTCCATACCCAAGAGTAGATACTGCGTTGACCGCATTATTTACTGTTGAATATTTATTATTTGTCATAAGATTAACGGGAGTCTGGTATACAAATCCATTTGCCAATGCAGTACTGTATCTCATAACTCTCCACATTCCTTTTGGATTTTCGTCATCTAAATTTCCGTAGTAATACATAGATGCATTTAGTCCCGTTCCAGCAGTATTAAGTTCAGGAGCGATCCAAGAAACAAAGTTTCCGTTCACCAAAGTAGAGTTAGCAAAAGGAGATTTATTATTTGGAAGAGTAATCTTTTTTTGTGAGCCACTAGAAAGAGATGTGCCAAAACTGTCATTGGAAAAAAATACATTATTATCAAGAAATGTCTGAAGAGCTGTTACTGCATAGGAAGGAATGATTGTTTGAGCGGTTATACCTAAATCGCTACCATTCCATTTATAGATATTTCCATTACTTGCTGCTGCAGCTTGTCTATCATTTGATACTGTGGCAATACCTTCATTAGTTATTCCAGAAGTAGTAATGAATAAATAGTTTCCATCAGGAGATACATCTAAATCTGTTACGTATGTTTCTGGTGGAAGTCCTGGGGAGAGATGTTCGTAATGACTACCCACTATAGAAGAAACAACTGTCCCGGTAGAATCAATTGCACCTATATTATTTCCATTACCAAAAATTAACTTACCAATAAACTGCATCATAGGTCGATATCTATTTGCTGAATAATCTGCCACAGTCCCAACTGTCGTTGGACTACTTCCATCGAAATTAACTGATTGGACACGATCATCTTGTCCGATATATATTTTTTCTGTTGATCCATAAAAGTCCATTGAACCACCGAAATTAAAAGAAGCATTGGGTAGAGTTCCTAAAACTGAAGCTGTATCTAGATTAGGATTAGAAATTGAGTTGGGTGTGATCTTATATAGTCTTCCTGAACTTCCGATTGCATATATAAATAAAGAACTAGATGCAGCCTCATATCTAGGTTTTGCAGCAACAATTAGATCTGTAATTTGAGATCCCGTAATATCCACAGGCGATTCAAGCCATGTTAATTGGCCTGGTTTAGAGAAAGGATCATATCCAAAAGACGTCGAAAACTTTGCAAGACCCGAATTAATCTGTCCATTTTTCTTTCGAGTTAAAGCACCCTCAAAGTTAGTCAGTTCAATGGTTCCTCCTGGTTGTTCTTGTGATTTAGCCATAGTTAAAATTCGTATCCACTTAAATGAATCGGTTCTGCTGTTATTGGTTGCTGTGAAGCTGGAGCAAGGATATTGATAATCTTGTTTATTCTTTTTTTATACTCAATATCAAATGATTGAGAGGAACTGAATTCATCCAAAGACATCTTGTACAACTTTGCAATTCCAACCCCAAGAACTCGATAATCTAGTGTCAATGGATATGGAATAGCTGTCCCCACATCGGGGTATTCAGTCGGCAACGTGAAATATACAAACTTCACACTGGCTGCTACTTTAGGAGTTGGAAAGGCTTCCCATGTTGGCCCATAGTTAGCGAATAAGGGTTGTGTTGTAGGTTGATTGAGTCTGAGCCAATCAAATGACTGACTTTGCGTATTAGATATTTCTACGTTCTCTGCCTGAATATAGTTTTGCTGATTACTATCCGTATAGTTAATCTCAATTGTCTTTAACGCATATAAATCTGATGGCCATGTAAACGAAGTGGTATTAGCTGAAAGCACTGACGCTACAGGGAACGTAAGTTTCGCTGCATTGATGTTTCTCTCTGTTAGTTCACGAATGACATCATTCTGCGTATCATTCGCAAAAGCCAAGCCCAATGTATCTGAAATACCGTTTGAGTCTGTTGAGGCAAGCTGGCGGGCGTATGTAATTGCAGACAGTATACTGGTAGCCATAATTGTTAGGTTATCCCAATCCCCATAAGGGACTGAGGAGCATAGCAATTACGCTGACACTGCTGATTCAACGCGAATGATTCGCTGTACTGTTGGAGTATCTTCAAATCGAGTAACACCCAATGTGACCTTACCTCCGATTGAATTGAAAAGATTCAATGGGTTACCTGCATCTGGAGTAGTTACGAGAATTGGAGTTGGCTCCTGGAAGTAGCCCCATCCGAATGAGTCCTCACCGATAAGTGTTGTTGGGAACACTGTAGTCGTTGAGTTAAACACGTTCTGGTATGCTGTTTCCATGTATCGAACTCCTCGGAAATCACCCATACGACCTTCTTTAAGGTCATCGACAGATGAATATCGAGCAACATCAATCCATGCACCTGACGATGTGTTCGACATAAGGTCTGACATCGCATATGGGTGGATGATACCTGCAAAATACTTACCTTCGAATGGTCGAAGTCCTGCGGCATTAGCTGATCGTAGGTTACGTACTGCCTTAGTCATTTCTGTCTGAGTCAATAGGTCTCCTGCTGCCAAACCTGTACGAGATGTTTTACCACCTGCGTAGATAATGCCGTTTGCACCTCCGTTAACTACGTTTTGGATCACGGTATCGACAAGTCGTGCAAGTGAATTTCGAACCTGCATCGTACATGAGTCAACTACTTCAATAGCTGAGTTATGAACAAGAAGATCTGTTACCTGTACGAGAATACCGAACTGATATGGTCCAGAACTATAGGCTGTCGCACCCCATGTAACTGCTGTAGGATTTGTACCTTCTGTAATAGCAGCTACACCGAATGATGATGACACTGGTGAGTTTGCCTGACCGTCTGTGTTTCCACCGACTGATGGCATAGGGCCGTTTCCAAATACTGAACCTGAGAGTGTACCCTGAATAGATACGTTTACTTTGACTGGAAGCTGGTTTGTCTGTGGGAATAGAATTCTGTCATATCCTTTTGGAGCATTTCGCTGTTTACCGAGTCGTGCATACTGAAGATCTGGTTCAAGAACACGAATTTCATCCTGGATATATGCAACCAAGAGTTCAGATGTGTTTCCTGAAGAACCTCCCCAGCCTGAATTTCTTACTGTTACTGCCATGTTTTTAAAAGTTAGGCAGTTGAATTAGTTATTTGAGATATCACCTCGTGATTCTGCGTCCAATATCGCTTGTCGCTTTTCTTCCCGTGTCATTTCTCCAAGAGGTTTGCTTCCATTAGATCCAATCTGGTTAGAAGCTGATCCTCCTGCTGGAGATTGCCTAGGGGGAGGGGGAGCTTGGACTGATCCAAGTTTCCCTTCTTTAGCGAGAACAGATACTGTTGCATCTTCGACTGTATATCCCGACATCACCTTTTCCTTAATGGCATCTTTATGCTCATTAGCTGAAGGATATTTAGATATAGAGTCAGAGAACGAAGCGTAGAAGTCTCTTTCTTTCTCTGCTGTTTGAACTTTGGCCTCTGCTTCTGCTCGGGACTTTGCCTCTGCTTCTGCCTTAGCTTCTGCTTCAAGTTTAGCCTTTGAAAGATTTTTCATTCTATCTTCAACTGTGTTTTTGTTTGTAATTTCTGCCTGAGCTTGTAGCTCTAATTCTTCTTCATTCATATAGCTGTCTTATACGTGCATACGGCGACGAACTCCGTATGAAGATTAGTTATTAATACGTGCACATAAGGGCACTGACCTCATGTGAAGAGTTAATTCCTCTTAAATCGAGCCTGGTGTTTACGTGAACATTCATACGAGTCACAACAAATAATAAGTTTGTCGGGATTGTCTGGATGCTCAACAATGTTAAGAACTGCATGACCATTAACCTCTTCTGGGTTTTTTGTGTCAGGACAGTATGAACATCTAAGTTCCATACCTCGATAATGTGGACAAAGTTTGTATTGGAATTGGGATTCAACGTTATGATCCAAAACTCCACAGAACTCACAGATACCTACACGGACTTGTGGCCAGTGTCGTACAAATGGTTCTGATTGACTACCTTGTCGTTCTACTATCTTCTGTCTCGGTGCTGGTGCAACGTAGACTGGGGCATCTGGAGCAGTAACCGCTCCGTCGGTTGGTGTTTTATTTACCATAGTTTTTTAGTGTTTGTCTTATTCCTTGTAATTCAACTTTGAAGGCTTGAGCGAGTGAGTCTAAATCCGAATACTTCTTAGCCCATACAAATTGACCTTTCAAACTTGCGAGCTTTGATAAATCAGGACTATCCTTTTTAGCTTCATCGAGCATATCTTTTTCAAGTTTCTCGACGACTCCTTCAAATATGTGTGATTTCAATGTACTCCAATCTTCTGAAACATTTACTCTTTGTAGAGCTTCGATAATTTTGATCAATTCAACTTCCTTCTGACGAAGCCATGGGCTTCTATCTATTTCTTGAGGTTTATCAATTGGTTCAAGATTATCTAATGCAATAAAAGAATTATTCATTGTATTAACTTAAGTTCGATTGTTCTGATTATGAACGTATACCTGAGTCAAAATATCACTTGCTCCTGTTCCTGTTGCTTTGTGGAAGATTCGGAGATTTCGACCTAGGATTGGAACTCCTGAGTACTGACCTGCTCCAATTACTGATGCTCCTACCTGATTGATACCTCGTGATGCAACTGATCCCACTGATACCACTGATGTAGTTCCTTGATTCGCTTGAGCACCAATAGTGTCGAAATGTGCGATCCATGGTTGCTGCAAAGCTGTTGTAGGTGTAGCACCTGTTGTAGCTGTGATTGTTCCGATATTACCCATATCAATCCATGTTGTTCCTCCATCTGGTGATGTTTGGACAAATGTATTGAGAGTAGTGATACCAAATACTGACGACGTTACAGCAACAGTGATTGCGTCTGTATCCTGTGGAAGGATTATAGTCGCTGCATCTGTAACTGCTGATGCGATTGACGAACGAAATGCGAGAACGGGTGAACTTGGTAGTCTGATTGCCATGTTATTTAATAATTAATTGATTAAGAATATAAAAAGAAAACCACTCGTATGAGTGGCTTAGGTTACCATCTGTACATTCCGCTAGAGATGCACAGGTGATAAACTCAGTCACCCATACTTCTAGCGGAAGTAAGTATCTTATTAAATTATTTCGACCTTTATTTTGACTTCTTACTGAACATCATCTTTTCTGCTGCCTTTGCTAATTTACCTCTCACAGGCTTTGATGCGTATTTTCCTAATTTTTTTTTAGCTGTTGCTTTTGCCATATTATAATGATTCTACTATTTCTACAGGAGCCTCGACTGGAGCTTCTTCTTTTTCTTCAACTACTTCCTCTGAAGTTGTCTCAACTGTCTCTTCTTCTAATTTTTCTTTCTCATCCATTATATTATTAGTTAATATTAATATTCTGTTCCAAATACACTAGAGCTTGTAGCTGTAGCATTAATCCATGCAATACGACTATACAAACCTAACTGTACGTTTAATCCAACAACACTCTGAGGTGCTGGTGTATCAAGTGGATCAATTGGTACAACAAATCGTCTGTATTGGTTAGCTGGAATAAAGTGGTCGTAGTTTGCTCCTGCTCCACTTGCAATAACACTTCCAAACGGTGCACCTGCTGCTGTTTCTGTTACGGGTACCCATCGCATGAGAATGCCTCCTCCTCCAATTGCTCCGATTTCTACAGCAGTAGTGTTATCGGTTAGAGAAACAACTGACGATGCTACGGGCGCAGCAACATACTGGGCCTTAGCTTTAAGTGGAGCTGGATACTCCTGCATTGGTGCTCCTGCTCTATCTTGTGGAAGTTTTGGTGAATAATTTGCTACCATAGTTTTATTGTAAATTACCGGCAAGGTTCTTATTCATTTCTGTTTTAAGAGGTGCCGTCATTGATAATGGATTCTTTTTTTGTGCTCCCATCGGCTTTTGTTTTGCTTTAGATTGCCCTGTAGGGCTCTGTGATGACCAAGGTTGCGTGTCTTGTTGTGGCTGAGGAGGTGCTATTTTAATCCCTGCCTGCTGAGCCATTTGTACTTGTCCGTCTGGAGGTAAATCTTTGTATGAAATTGATTCGCTTACTTTGTTATCTCCTCCCTGCCCCTGACCTTGTTGTTCCTTCTTTTGTTTATCGAGTAATTCTTCGTGCCAAGCAATATGCATCCAAGTAGCCCACGTCTTCGGCTGAACCATATGGTGAGTATAGATGTGAGTAGTGTGGTTATCTGTTTCTGAAACATCTGGCATGTTGTCTTTTGCCAATTGTTCATTCTCTCCTTCCGCTTTCATCTCATCTAATGTCTTTGGTAACATTATATCAATAAGTGATGGATCTTGCAATAATTTAGGGAAATATACATGTTTTTGGAAGTTTCGCATACCATCTGCATCGAGAGTTTGTGCAAGTTCAGGATAGATTTGTGTAAGCGTATTACGCAATACCAACTCTGTTGCTTCTGCTTCTTTGGCAGAGTATACCAATACTCCAGGAGGATACTTTGTATTGAAATCCTTAAGATCTATTTCAGTAGAATTAACACCTTTCACCCCCACAATGTTAGCAATTTTTGTTCCCATATCATTTGCATGACGTGCATATTGATGAAACCATTTAGACCAGAACTCTTTTTCACCAAACTGGGTAACCTTAGACTGCAAAGAGAATGCCATTTGGTTAAGCTGTGTTTCAATAGCCACTTGAGTTGCTGTAGACTTACTCTTTGAGCCTGCTTGATGAGTAGGTTGACCTGATCCTGTTGGGTTCTCTGCTTCAGCGTTGAGAAGTTGCATAAACTGCATGAGTCCAGCAGACATAGGCTCTTCAATGTTAAGAGGCATGATCGCTCCATTTACATCATTGACGGGTACGTGCTGATTGATCTGTCGTGAGAATAGCTGTGTGACATCCTTCACCTTATCAGGGTTATACATGTACAGTGGGTTAGCTTTGTCCTTGGCCGCAATGAACGCAAGGTTTAGAAGCACAGATCGTGCTCGATGCTTATCTTCCAAAAGATCAGCTACAGAGAAGTTAATGGTTGAGTGTGGTTCTCGGAAGGCTTCTTTCACTACTAATGGCCAATTAGATTCTCCATCCTCACCGTCTTGTAGATCTAATTCCTCTTTCATGAGGATTTTAGAGAATGACTTATCAGTCCAGTAACAACACTTCTTTCCTTCTTCGTTATAGCCATAAAATTCAAATAGCTGAAATACATCATTACCCATTGGATTAAGACTTGGTTCAATACCTTTCTTAGCTTTATCACGTCGAGCCTTATAATCATACAATTGAGGATCAATGCCTGATTCAATTTCGTCTGTTGATTTAATGCCATCAATCACACCATCTTTAATAAGCTTTGTGAGTTGCCATTTATTCTTAGTAATCCACTTCCAGTAATATCGCCAATCTTTAACATCTTCAAAGTATGGATCATATCCAAAGACAAGAGGATTAATAACATTAGGAACCATGAGCTTTCGTTTGGTATCAAACTGATATGTCTCAACATAACCACGTCCAAAGAACAATGTATCCCAAATCCAATCGTAGTCCATTCTTGCCTTATCCATTTCAAGGTAATCTGACTGAGCAAGTATGTTATATGAGTTTAACTGATCCTGTGTGATCCCTTGAGTGGGAAGAAACTTAACCTGTAGTCTATCTTCATACAGATTAGACAATAATCGATTAAACAGAGTGAGTAAAAGAGTAGAGGCGATATTCTCATCCCCACGTTGAAGATTATTGAGAAGAATAAGCTGGTTAACTTGGCGTCTTTTACGCTCCTGAAGAAACTGCGTAGACTCCATATAGCTGGTCTCGATATCTCTGAGAATTTGAGGTCGGGCATCAATCTCTTGAGCCTGGTTGCTGGGTGATGGCATGTTGTAATAGTTTAGGCTTTTCAAATATTAAAGAACCTTTCTTAGCAATACAGGTAGCGAATATGTCGTATCCTGTCTTGTGTACACGTACTTTGGGTGTCTGGATTAATTCAAGCTCATCTTTCCATAGGAATATGTTTAGTTTGTCCTTATGAAACGCGAGTATTTCTTTCTTTGTCGGCTTAGTTGGTAGATTTGGGGGAAATTGGAACTGAAACCGTCTGAGTATCACTTCTTTTCCTGAACCATCATCGGCGAGAGGATCAGACACTGGTGCTTCCATCTCTTGAGCTTTCCATTCAATGTCTTTGACTGGAGCATCTATAGCATCTTTCTCAATCAGTTTTCCTGAACGTCCGAGGTGATCTTCAAGTTGTAGCTTCTTTTTCATATTAAAAAACACCCAATATGGGTGGCTTAGTTCCAGGACTATATCATTCCGCTAGAGATGTTATAGGCCAAGAGGCAAACAACCCATACTTCTAGCGGAGGTATGTAAAGTATTTAATTAAACTCAATTATATCACCTATTAATTATAGGTCAAATTTCTTTCTGTCCATCATGCCAAATCTCCACAGTCTTATCGTAAAATGGTCTGCCCTGGTTCATTTTCATAATTCTATTGCTGCGAATGACGTTGTCATCAATGACTTGAGTAAGCACAGCAGCATCAACACAGTTAGGAGACATCAGCCCATCTTTAAATAGATCCTCTTTTGGTTGGATAATTATCTTTCCCTCTTTGTTCTTGTATTTTACGTATTCAAATTCATTCCATCCTTCATTGGCTAACAATCTACCACCTGATAGTAACCACTGTCTTTCACGCCAATGCCATTCAGCCTTTAGGTTAGCAAACATATCATCCTCACTCTTCTCACCAAATGACACACCACGGCATGGGTAATCCAGTTGTTTAATGCGATCATACACTCCCTGACCAACACCAGACTTATCAATGACAATGAAATCAGCTTTAGAGTCTCGATATTTCTCCATTATTACGCCTACTAAGTCCATGGTGTCTTCGAGCTTCTGATTAAAGAGAATCTCTTGTAAATTACCTGATTTGAGTACAATACATGACTTATCTCCTCCTGCTGCAGGATCAACACCCAATATCTTGTACCCTGAATGATCTCCTTGCTGGACAATACTATTTTGTAACTCTCTATCACTCACAACACGGATGTATCCTTTAGCATCCATTGTCTCACTAAATGAATCCCAGTCACCTTCCAAGAAAGCCTTACGCTCTGCTTCAGGTAATGACTCAAGAGACTTGTAGTATGTCGCGTCAAGGTATGGATTGTCTGTTGGTAATGCTGGTACGAATACAAACTCATACTGTTCGTTCTCCTCTTTAGGGAACATACGCTTTACCCACAAGTTCTTTACCCATGCTTCACCTACTGGATTACATGCACCCATGAAGCGTACATCTTTAATGCCAGCCCAACGCAAACGCTTTCGAAGCTCTCTGAATGTTGTCACAGGGTTACGATTGATCTCATCAACACCCATGACAGCAAATTCTACTGACAGATACTTCTCAGGATCATCAAGGTTACGAAAGGCGATTACTCCACTTCCATATTCAGGAGCAAGAGTAAACTCATGATACTGAGAGTTGTATCGTCCTAGCCATGATGGAAACTCATACTTTACCTTTGACAGATGACGATCGTTAAGACTGGTATAGTCTTCACAGAAGAGTCCTGCTCGTACACCCTTAAGCCCATACTTAGCGTAGTATTTCATTAACCAATACACCATCATCCATCTGAGCCAGTATGATTTACCTGAGCCAAGTGATCCACCATACAAAACAAACTTAAAGCGTTTAGAGGCTTCTTGTGCGTCCTTCTGTTTAGGAAGGAATTTAGCTAGTTCTGAGAATTTAAGTGCATCTGATGATTCCATAAATATTCTTTAAATTGAATTAGTTTATTTTCTTTATCTATCATTTTTGACGTCGATTATGTAACCATATCTCATGACCTATTCTTTTACGCTCTTTCTCTCCTCTCTTCCACCAAAATGCGTTCCATTTCCTCTCTATTCGGCATATAAACAAACGATATTTGTAATGATACTTATTCATCTAATTTTTTATATATAATTTCTATCCCGTACTGAATATCTTCTGTTTCTGTTCTGAACAAAGGTTCTAACTTAGTTTGTTCATATATTGGGCTAAAACCACCAGTATCTAAGTCCCATAGAGCCATGGTACTAGAATAAGGATTAAATCTAACCTCAACATTACGATAATGGTTATCGACTACACCGTCATACTCAAACCTTAGTTTAGTTATTTCTTTGTATTTTTCTCCTTCATTCATCTACGCTAATTATCTTACTTGTAATCTCACCTGATAGGTCTACATCTGATTTAGGATTACCTTCAGCCATCTTCCACACTTCAACCTTGTTCATTCCTTCAAAGTATTTCAATCGTTCCTCTTCCGTCATTTTAGATAGATATTCTTTAGCAAATTCTTTCATAGATTTACCAGGAGTTCTACCTTTAAGGTTACCAGACTGACCAGGTTTAAACTGCCATGGTGCTAGCCATTCTCCTTTTTTCTTGCTGTTTTTAAGCTGATGAACAGGTTTCTTCATATTAGTAATCAAATATTTCCTTATCTTCCTTCTTACGCTTCATTGTAATAATGCCACTGATACTGAGTAATCCACATGCGATAGAGCTTGCTGTCTCTAGTGCTGCAATGAGAACACCTGCTGGGTCTGTGACGTTATCTTGTAGGTATTCTTTGCCGTTTTCTTCTAATTGTTTGCGTGGAGCTTTCAGTGCTGCGTTTAAGAGTGGTGAGCTTGTCTTTAGTTCTGAGTATGTTAGTCCTGCTCCTTTTACAATCCCATCCTTGAACGCTATCTTAGTTGCATTTACTGCGTCTTCGACCTTTGCTTTAATAGCCTTTTGTTCGTTTTCTGTTTTAGCTCCTACCTTAATGAGTGCTATTCCTCCTTTAAGAGCTGCGATTAATTTCTCAATCTTTTCCTTTTGAAATTGTATTACTGTGTGTTTAAGCTCTTTCTCTAGTTCTTTAACTCGTTTATCTATAGATGCTTGGGATCCTCCAAAGATTAATGTTTTATCCTTTTTACAGATAACCTTCTTTGCAATTCCTATGTGCTCTGGTTTGATGTCTTCAATCTTGAGGATACTTGGGTCAATTACTGTGGCTCCTGTGACTGCGGCGATATTCTTGAGACTATCGAGCTTAGCATCTCCAAATCCTGGTGCTTCTATGATAAGTGGTGAGAATGATCCTTTGATCTTGTTCATGATACATGATCTTAAAACATCCTCACTTACAGTATCTGCGACAATACATATATCCTTTTTACCTGATTCTATGATGTTTTTAAGAACTGGCGCGATTTCAAGGAATGTATCAATCTTCTTATTGATTACTAGAACTTGAGGATTAATTAAAACTCCTTCGTCCTTATCTGTGTTTACCAAGTATGGAGACATGATACCCTTATCCAATTCGAGCCCCTCGATCATTTCAACTTCAGTTTGAACACTATGCGAATCTTCTATAGAGAGTAATCCATCCTGACCTATTTTAAAGAGCGTGTCAGAAATAAGAGTAGCTACTTCGTCGTTGTTGTATGAGTTATATGCGACTTTGTACAATTCCTGCTTAGTCTTAATTGTCTTAGATTTCTCTCTAATCTTGTCTATAGCTTCGCGAGTTCCCTTCTCAATCTCCTTAATTTTACCATGAACTGTCATTTTTACCAAAGGATCGTCAATATCCTTCGTAGCTTCTGCTACAATAGCCCCTGTTAAGATAGCGGCAGTTGTTGTTCCATCCCCTACTCGTGAGTTTGTCTTCTCTGTTGCTTCTCGAATGTATGAAATAACAGAGTTTGAGAACTCATTTTCAAGCTCGTATTCTTTAGCTGCTTCATGTCCATCATCCACTGCCTTAATGTTAAACGGTGACAAAGCAATCAGTATCTTCTTGCCTGCTGGGCCATATGTTGGAGCAATAAAGTCCACATACTCTTTAACTGTTCTAACAATGTTCTGTAATGATTTTGGTTGTACTATTTTCATATTATTTCATTAAATGCTTATATTTATCTCTGTTATCTTTTAAATACTGCGGCCACTCACTCTCATCTACTGTGTAAGTGAATCCCCTTCCTAGGAAATCTTGGCTATTAATTACTGCGTTTTCTAAGTTATCCATTACTCTCTTATCGGCATATGTCTCGTGAGTATATGAGTCTGTCAGTTTACGCTTTACTTCTTCATATCCTCCCACTGAGGTGAAATGCCAGCCAACCTCAATGTTGTTTCGTACGTTAGTAGTACGTAGTTCGTTCAAACACGCATCCTTTACATCCCCATAATGGGACATGAGAGTGCCATGAAATATTTCACTAGAACGATTGTTTAGATAATATGTGTATACCTTCAAAAGTAATTTCATAGGAAAAGTAATGATAATATTTCTCATCAAAGGGTTCCATATCTCGTCACAATCCCCTATGAAAACCATATCATCATCCTTTAAATGCGTGAGGGATTTCTTGATACTTTCTTTTTGAAGGAACTCTCTTTTCCAATGTGAAGCTCCTCTTGTATTTGGACTATCTTTCGCCAGATTAATTTCCTCTGGGCTATAGTGCTCATTGACCACGTGATACTTAATCTTAAAATGAAATTGACTATATCGTTGCTTTTGTTCTTCATAATATAAAGGTTTAGGTTTACCGCTAAATGTTGTTGGGGCTTCGACAATAATAAACTCATCGACATAATCGTTTAATATATTGAGTCGAATCTCAAGCAAGTCGTATTCTCCATTAAATGTGATTACATCTATTACTGCCATATGTGTATTAAGTTACGTTCTAATATCTGTGCTTCTCCAGGGTACACCGACCAATCTAAGTATGAGCGAAGTTTCATATAAAAGACTTTAGTATGCTGTAAGATATTCTCTTTTGGTAGGATGTAATTAGAACCTGGAGCAAATTCGTTATAGAGACAGTTATTGTTTATCAGTCCGAGTAACCCAACCATACTTTCCTGGGACTTACACGGGTGAGAACCAAGATACCAGAAGTTATTTAATTCCCTGTATCTTCCTTTATGGTCGTAGTAGCAGGTAGGAAGGTAGGTTTTGTGATGCTTGGTGAATAGTGGAGTAAATGTTCTATTATCTTTTACCTGGTCAAACTCTTCTTTGGTTATGTACTTGAATAGGTTAGCTTTCGTATATACTGCTACATCTGGTAAATTGTCGTAATTATCTATGATGTACGTAAGCTTATCGTAAATATCTGATCCAATGTTCGGCACTCGGATGCTTCCTTTAACTGGCTTCTCACTTCTGTCATAGAGGACAAAATCATCAGTATATTCTTTCAGCCATTCTATATCGTGATTGTATCTACTAAGTATATATTTCATATGTTCCGTCTGTTTTTAAGTAATTCCAACCTTTCATCTTGTTTTGCTCTAGAGCCCAGTATCCTATATTGTGTCGAGCCCATCCCCATGGAGCTATGATATACGCTTCCTTGTTAAGCCATGCTGGTAGAATTGCGAAGCTACTATTTGAAAGAATCAGATATTTTGCATATCGTATCGATCTCCAATCTTTAGCCATTTCATGCTGGATTTCAAAATGTGGGAACATTATGGAAGCGCTATCCACATCATCCGTTACTACCCGAAACACCATATGCGGGTTTATCTCTCTCATCTTCTCTATTGCTCTCTCCCAATACTGATATGTGAGAAAAAGATCAGGATACTGGATGTACTCGCCACCTCTGAAGTTTATGATGCACACGTTGTCCCCTAAATCTAATGGTTCTACTGCAAGCCATGAATCAATCTTATCTCGGTGGTGCTCATAGTATTTCTCTCCCTGAAACTCCCCGTCAATTATCGTATGATCTCGAATATTATTAATCCCTTCCCAATCATAGTCTCGAATATCTACGCCGTGTGCATTATTTACTCTTTTCTCATAGAACTCATGGTATGCAACACTGTCATCCAATTCACTACCCATATCAAGATTTAAAAACTGATGCCCTTTAAAGTTTCCTGTGTCGATCATTCCCCAGTCGAATCCTTTGTCCATAGCTAAAACTCTCGTCATCACATATCTGTGAAGTTGGTTACCTAGTCCTGAACCATTGTGAAAAATTCCAGCTATCATCTTATTTTTTTAATTGCACCTTCTTTAAATAAATTTCTAAGGGCACTTTTTGATACAAACATTCCAGTATTCCATAGTGCGTCCAAGATTTTTTGTCCCTTTTTGGATACTGCACACCACAATATTCCAGACGTAAATTGTTCTTTATATGTTTTATCAATCATAGTGAGTGAAAAGAAAATGTCTCTATTCCCTTGTTTTCTTCGATTTCGTGTTCTTTCGAGAAGTACTTGGCGAGCTCCAAAGGTGCGAATCTGCAACCATGGCCTTCAAGAGTGGCTCTATTGTGGACGCAGAGGAATCCGTCTTCGTTTGTGTTGCCATAATAGCTTTTCCATTCAAATCCAAGAATTGATGGCAGTTGCAGTAACCGCCTGCTCCTGAGAGAAACTGAATTTCCGACCCGAACGGACACCCCTGTTGATGTCTTGTATGAGAATCCGTCATCAGGCATGTCGCGTCCTGGTAGTGGCCAAGGCGCTCCAATATAGTCGTAATCGAGGAACTCATCTTTCCAAGCCGACGGGTTAATGATATAGCCATCACTATGTATAAGCATTGCAAAATCAGTATCAACATAATTGTGTAATTCATATATTATTTTATAGTTCCAATCATCTATGTTTTTAATTTTTTGATCCCAAATAAGTTTCACTGCTCCAAAGTCAATCCCCTCGCATGATTTATCTAGGGCTTTCTTGTGACCCTCAAAGTCAACACTAGATAATGCGATAAGGGTGACATTTGGTAGTTGTAGTTTATTGGTAGTCACGAGGAATAATGTTTAGACCAATCGCCTTCGTATAATCTTCTACACTGTTGGGTTTAACGTCTCGCTTTGTTCGTTCCGCTAGTTCAAACATAGTTTTACGCCCTGTCCCACAGTACACAAGATCAGACTTTCTATCCCAGGTGTGAATCATCTTTGCCAATTTTTCAGCGATCACATCGACATAATCGCCTTGTGTGTATTGATCCACATATGCGTAGTCAAATGGCCATGGATTAGGCTTAAATGCTGTACGCACAATGAGATGGTTTGGATGTGTTTTCACAATTTCCTCTCCGAGTTGTTTGGTCAAGGCATACACACCTAGTGGGTTATTTGCATACTCGGTAGAGATATACACAAACGGAGTAGACTTATACATCTGCACCATGTTAAATGTCCCCAATGTATTTGTGTTGAAACATTTCTCTGGTTCTGACTCTGCCTTTCGTACGTCTGTATAGGCTCCCATATGAACAATGAGATCATAATATCCTCGTGGAACTTGGTAGGTAAAATCCCAATGTTCAATACCAACATATTCACCCTCAATGTGTTTCTTGAGTTCCTTTGCCAGTCTTCCTGTTCCTCCTGTGATTAAGATTTTAAGCATAATATTCTTTGACTTTAGTAATAATAAATTCCTGTTCCTTATCTGTGAGGGCAGAGTGACAAGGGAGTGAAAGTAAGTTTAGCCATACCTCATCTGTGTTTGGAAGTGGATTTTTCTTGGCCTTTTTCCAATAAGTAAGTTCAGATAGAGGTTTAAAATGTACTCCTGTAGAAATTCCATTCTCTGCCAAGAATCCACACAATCCGTTTCGATCTTTCCATTCAGGTGTGTAGTATTGAACAGTATGTGACCACTCTGGTTTTGTGAACCACAAGTTACCATCAAAGGCCTGGTCATATCGTGCCTGGATTGTTCGACGTCTACCAGTCATATTTTCTAGTCTCCTAAGCTGTCCTAGACCAATCACTGCTTGCACATCGGTCATATATGCCTTAATTCCATCTGCCTGGGTAATGTCGTATTCCCATGAGTATCCCTTCCCCTGTGCTCTATCAAAAGTAGATTTCTCAATCCCGAGCCAAGTAAGTTTTTTTAGCTTTTTAGCGATTTCCTCATCTTCTGTTGTAATCATTCCTCCATCAAAGATAGGTAGAGTTTTAACCGCTTGGAAAGAATACACAACAATATCCCCCTTACCCACTCCTGGAGTATACATAGCGTGTGCTGCGTCTTCGATAACGAGAATGTCTGATCTTCCTGCATCAGCAATCTTTCTTCGTATACCATCAATGTCCGCAAGTCTTCCATGACAATCAACAGCGATAATCGCCTTGGTATTTTCTGTTATCACGATTGATTCTGGATCAATACAAAGAGTTCGAGGGTTAACATCTGCGAATGTAACATCCATTCCGTTCCACTCTCCTACGATAGCATCAGATACAAAGGTCATAGCTGGAGTAATCAATTCTCCTCCTGTGATGCCGTATACCTTGAGACACAAATCAAGAGCAGAAGTGGCAGAGTTAGTAGCTACTGCATATTTAGCTTTAACATATTCAGCAAACTTATTTTCAAACTCCATAGTCTTTGGCCCATAGCCCGTCCATCCACTGTCTAACACCTCAAGAAGCTCTCTTTTAGTTTGTTCATCGTATGTGGGTCTCAATACTGGTATATTATTCATATTTTTTTTTCATATAATTAAATTCTGTTTCTTTTATGTGGTCACTTAATGTGTGGGTTGTCTGATGCTCACCAATCCCTATTACCACATTCATGTCGTGTAAAAATGTTGGTAACCCATATCGCTGATAGAGGCGCTTGTAGTAATCGGCATCCAACATCCATGTCATGATCTCATCAAACATCAGTGGATTATCGTTTTCTATTGTCAGAACTGATGGAGAACCGATTGTGTTCACAAGATGTATATTTTCGTTCCATTCTGGAAGATGGGAGTTGTATAGATTTTCTCCGTCCGTAGAATGCACACACCCTGTCACCAGCCATCCTGTCGTAAAATTATCTACAATTTCTTGAAGGGACTGTTCATGGGCAAGATAATCATCTTGGTACAAAATCTTAATCAATTTTCCCCTTGCTTTTTTAATCCCTGCGTTAGTGTTTTCTGCCATCTTCCCCTGTTTTGTTACCACTATTTCAAAGTCTCGAAATGTTTGCTTTTCCAAAGAGTCCTGGAGTCGTGCCAAGAAGTATTCTGAATTAGGCATATCATAAATAGGAATTACTATAGAAATATAGGGTTTTTTATTCATATATTTTGGGAAAATCTTTCATTATTTGAGCCATTAATTCCTGATGGTGAGCTTGAGCAGTTTGTATCATCGAAACTTCCTTAGTTCTGTATAAAACCAATATATCTTTTAAGACTGCCAAAGTTGCTCCATGGCTTAGTAGATCAATCCACAATGCATAGTCTTCATATCCCCAGATCATTCGTGGACTGTACCCCCCAATTTCAAGGAGCTTAGACTTTCTGACAGTTGAAAAATATCCAATATAGTTAGCATCTCTAAAATTTTCTAACCTTACATTCGGATCAAGAACAATGTCCGCATTGGAAACTCCAAAACATCTAAATGACGGGGCCACAATATCAACGTTTGTCTTTTGGATAACCGCATCCACCTTTTCTATGTAATTCTCTTGGAGAATATCGTCAGCATCGAGAGGGATAAAGTAGTCTCCTGTCATGTTCATAATCAGAGTATTTCGAGCTGAAGATAACCCTTTATTTACTTGGCTGATTACCTTTACACCACGTGACTCATAGCTTTTAGCGATATCAAGTGAGTGATCCGTAGAGCCATCATCACAAACGATAATTTCATAAGCTGGTACTGTTTGAGCCAATGCTGATTCGATAGCATCGGGTAAATATTCTTGTTGGTTATATGAGGGTATGCAAATTGAATATTTCATATGTTTTTTAATTCATTTCTTAAAAACTCTCCCGCCTCTTTTGACACACTGAACTTCTTTGTAATCGTAATGATTCGAGGTATATAGTTTCGACCCCATATCTTTACGTAATAGTCTTGTATCATCGAATCAGGATAAACATATGAAGGAGAAAGCACTACTGTAGGAGGATTTTCTGAAAGATACTTATTCCAATGACTTTCATCATTCCAGATAGCGATATAGTTTCGGGCAAAATCCTCATCGATAGTTCGTTTCATTGCTTTCATTGCTTTAATGAAAGACTCAGTTGTTCCTCCTTGAAATCCTCCTGCTGCGTAGAGAGGATCAAACCATTGTTTACCATTCTCATCTACACTGATCTGCCCAAATCGAGGAATATATGCACTTGAATTAGGATTAGGTTCATATGGGGGAATGTAGGAACGTTTCAGGGCATACATAGGATGTTGAGCCATGGTTAAACCGTCTCCGAGTATTTCATCCCCTACTGTGTTGACAAACAACATATCCAAATCTACATAGAAGAGATAATCAAACTTTTTAAGGTATTCTTCTTGTTGCAAGAATAGGTTATATCTCAATAAGGTTGGATACGGCCATGGAACAGACTCAGTTTCAAATACTGTGCAGCCATAGTTCATTTCCGAAGGCATATCAGTCCACATAATGTATTCAACATCATGATTTACCAATAAATGCTGACGAGCAGATTCGATCATATTCTTGGCAAATACCCAGTAGTTAGGGTTAATGGCAATACATAAAATTCCAATCTTTTTCTTTTCCATTATATTTTTATCCATGAGGTTGGTAATTTGCATCTCTCTATGCCGTCTTTGAACCATTGTTTCGGAGTAACTACTTTCTTTCCTAAGTTGGGACACAAGAAAGCAGCCCACCATGAATATGTACTGTTTGCAGTTACCACGTGTTCACACGAGGCCATCATATTGAAGTCCTCTATCTGATCATTTGTCGACATAAATTGAAATCGATCTCCGAGTAACGGGGTAAAATAGTCAATACACCATTGTTTATCTTTTTCGTCTTGCTCTTCCCCTTGGCCATCTTTACAGAAAACTAAGAAATTCTTATTCGGAAACAGAGCTATCGCTTTTTCGTAGTAGTCTGTATCACACACATTTACATAGAAATCTGAATGTTTAGTAATGTAGTCCCCTCGACGAACATGGATAGCGACGTATGGGAGAAAACCTATACCTTCTCCATAGAGGGTCTTTATTTCGCCCTCATATTTTTCAAACAAAGAGTAATCCTGCACATAGATATCAGGTATATTCCCTTCTCTCATCTGTGTGTACAGGTAAGCACCTTGAAACATGCGGTTTGCCATTCTTCCAAATATTTTAGATGGTTCTATCATGTATTTTTTTTCGTATTAAAAATGAATCTACCTCCGAACCTTTCTTAGCTTTCTTCCATGCAAGTGCCTGACGTAGAGAAAATGTATATAACTCAGGCTTACCGTTTGTAATGAGGTAATAAATTCTCAAGGTGTGTGTCATTTGCGTATGTTCTTATACTCTGCGAGAAGCTTTGTGTAAAAATCTGAGGCCTTCACTATCACTTGCCGATCTTTCTCTAACTTATCCATGTATGCTTTGCCTTCTTCTTTGAGCATGCGTTTGTATGCTTCTGCGCCCATACCTCCCCTGTGAAGATTACAAGAAAAGCATTGGTACCGAAGCACACGTATGTCGTATTTTAAATATGCTCCAAGTGATGCTTTGGGCCACGGTACATGACCCAATTGTTTGTTCGACCCTTGGAGATTCTTTGCAGAGCATGTGTAACAGTCTGTGCCAAACTGTTCCGCGACAATACGCCTACATTCTTGCCAAAGTTCGTCCTCTAAGAGAGCCTGAGGAGATTTACTCTTTTTTCTTAATTTTGTTCTCTTCATTACATAACGCAAAATAGCCAACTATTAAAGTTAGCTTAGGTGCCAAGAGATGATTGCCCATTCATTATAGCACCTTCATTTTGCGTTCACAATGTTTATACTGTGTATAACTATTGGTATTTCTTATTCTTCAATTCTCTTAAGATGAGAAGAATAAGTACAAGATTTATTATTTCCATATACAAGATTAAAAGCACCTAATAAAGTGCTTTAATGCGATGTTTAAGGGGACTGACGCAAACCAGTAATTTACATTACTAGTTAGCGTCAAACTCCTTCCATTTAATTATAGCATGAAATGAGAGTGAAATAAATCATTTAGGTGTGGATAACTTACGCAACTATACTAAGTAACTGCACGCGAGGATTATACCTATGGGAAGACCGGTTAGTACAGTCAAATCTATAAATACTCTCCAATCAAAAGGAGCTTCAAATATCCACGAAAGTACAAATCCTACTGATCCTACGATTATAGCAGTAATACACATCATAAGTAAGAAGATACCAATAAATTCAAGTATTTTTTCTATCATATTAGTCTAATTTACTTCTATCAATAATGGCTTGCAATTCTTCGACTTCTTGTATAAGGTCTTCCCACATGCCGACTGTAATGGGTTTGAAAGACTCACGACGATTTTTCTCATATTCATGGTACTTTTCAATCACTTGTATTAATTCTTTGTTTTCAAGTAGTGGTCTGCTTACAGGGTTATTTAGTGTTTCTGAAGGAGGAATGGAGTCTAGAAGTGGTTTCTTTTTCATTCTAGTTCTTTCTTAGCTTCTGCGATGATCTGATGAATTCTTGATCTTTCTTTATTGATTCCGTCTATATACCCACGATTGTAAGATAGCATTGGTAATTGAGTCACTACCAATTCAGAATCATCTCCCACTTCCTTCTCCACCTTCTCCAGTACTGCTATCTGTGCTTGGGTGAACTTGGAGAGAAACCATTTAATAATCTCTTCTTCGTCATATTCCCATTCACCATCTAAATCAGTAGTTAAAAACCCACCTTTTGCGAAATTAGAACACATTTTTAATGCTAGTTCTTCTCTCAATCCTTCCTCTGTTGTGGTGTGGGGCAGTGGGTAATGTTTATCACAGCAGTACCCTCGTGGATCTTGTGTACATTTTTTACATTTGTTTTGTTCTTTCATAGTGTTATATAATTAAATCTTGTTCAAAGAGGTAACTATTTTTTAATTACTTTTGCTATATAAAACGTTCCTCGAGAACTATCATTTATTTCAATGATAGATTCCACCTTAAATTTAAAATTTCCTTCTACAAACTTTACCTCACCATCTGCACAAAATGCTTCCTTAAAAAAATTAAGCACACCTTTTTTCATTTCTTCTTTCTTCTCTATTGGTAGATTCATGTTAGTTAAACTTATTTTCATCAAATCCATTAATAAGTAAATCCTGTATCTGTTGTATGTCTTTCGGTGTAAGAATAGGAGGATTTTCTGCAAATTGTACGTATGGCTCTTCAGCATCATGTGGAAACTTAAATACAATGTCACACACATCTTCATCTCTATATTCTGGTGCAAAACCAGGCATACCTTTTACACGTTTTTCTAATTTAATAGCGTATCGTATACCTCTTATTGTTCCCATTTTTTCGTATGTTTCTTTCATATTTAATCGTTAAATAAAGTAATAATATTTTTCAGATGTATATGGGTCTATGATAATATCGCAAATTCCATATTGTTCTAAGGTATAATAAGTTGCCTCTTTTGGAAGTTTTTTTATTTGTTTGACCGCCCATCTTACTATCATTCGCTTTATAATTTCCATATGTTTAGTTAAAGAAGTTGTGAATAAATATTTTTAAGTGAGCAAACATCCATTCTTGGTTAAAACTCTTTTTCTCAATATTTTCTTGTACATATTTTCCTGTTTCTTCCATAAGCTCCTTCTCTAGCTGGGGAAGGTCTGAGAGGAAATCTTGTATCGCTTCATTATACCCAGATAGGTATGGACTGTGATGAGGAATCTCAACGGGTATTTTCTTCTTACCTATAAGATATTGTTTGAGTGAGTTCATGTTATCCAATTATTTTAATAATTCTCATATAAATATCTTCTCCGACTTCTCTTTTTGCCTGCACTGGACTTTTTTCCCAATAAGTAAAAGATATTTGTATAGCTTCCTTCAGCGCTCGATAGTGTTTTGGAAAGAGAAACTTATGTAGTTTGTGTACTATTTTTTCCATACATTACTTCTTTAAGAATAATTGCTGACGGGAGTGGAGGGTGGAGAGGGCGGATTGCTGACCTTCAAGGAATAAGTTTTGACCTTCCCAATCATGTTTAGTTTTTCCATTCATGGTGTCATTTTCTGGCAAAACTATCTCTTGAGGTTCAATCTGAATTTCGGCAAAACTTCTCTCTATTACGTGACGGAGGGAGGACTCGATGAATTTTTTAATATTCGCCCAATCTGTAATGGTGAAAATTTCAGTGTATCCATCAATTTTTCTTTCAACTTTGTAACCATATTTAAGTTCATCACCAACATTTTTCGGTATCTGGCTTTCAAACTTCTCCAATTCTTTTTCTATAAGGGTGTTGAGCATGTTAGATTATTTTAATCTCCTTGCAGTTCTTAATAATTTCCAAATTTTCTCCTCGATTTCACCACCTTGGATTATGTACTCATCCTTTCTCGCCAATTTCTTGAGGCGTGGGTTCACATTGTCCAATATGCTCATAGCCGTATCCATAACAGGAGTGAGCATTTTGAAATCCCAACGTTTTTCAAGTTTAGCGACAGTTTTTGGATGAGTATTTCTAAACTCTCTTTTTAAACCACTAATAGAACTAGTTGATTTTGATAGTTTCAATTGCTTTTTTGATGTTGAAGATGTTGTTTTCATTTCTATTTACTGTAAGATGGATAAATCTTCTAAAATCTGCATTTTTAATCTCCTTCCACTTCCTCCGCCAGAGACATCGACCTTCTCAATTTTCTCCCGAATTTCTGCTAAAAGTTCTGTACGCTTGGAGAGAAAGAAATTTAAGGCATCATCTATACATTCAATCACATGGACATCTTCTATTTCACTTCTTTGTGAATACTTATTCCACTCCTCGCTCAACTTCTCTGTTTGTAATGACATGGGATTTTAATGTTTAGCTGGCTTAGTAGTATCTATTAAACTTTTGTTCAAATCGCAGTGTTGCCAGCCGTGACAGTTATCCTTATGGCAAATCACTTGACCCAAACTAACCTCTGCATCACTCATATGATGAAGAAACCTATAGGGACTAATACTATTCCAGTTAATAAGGTAATTACATCCAACCATCTCGCTCCGTGTGGTTCAAAACCATGCTTCATTCTTGCATCTAGTATTAAATACACTCCCAATATCATTAGTTTTGTTCCCATGTTATTACCATTCATCAACAAACTCTATTTCTGATAATCCAAATGATTTGTTCTTCGCTTCAATACATGTATCTGTATCTGTCCCCAAGAAATATTCTCGACCCGTGCTTGGACAGATACAGTTGTAGTACTTCAACGGATCATCTACACCTTTAACTATAAAGGAGATAATTTTCATTGGATTACCTTTTGAATCAGTCTGCTCATCAAGTACCTTGTAATCCTTCAGAGATTTCATCTTGATTTTATCCATGTACTCATATGCAATACGTCGATGTTCAAGATTATCAATAGCAAATATCTCTTCTGGTGACATTTCGTCATTGACGATTTTTGTATGCCATTCTTTATCGAATCTAACTCCATTAAGGAAATATAAATCATCTGTTCCGCCACTATCGTATTTGATTGCAGGCTGTGTCTTTGACGAAAGTCTCTGATTTTCCCAACTAATTTCTATTGGTGTTTCTGAAACAAATGCAATTCCTTTATATGGAATAATAAAAGATACATTCGTTACGAAATCCATAAATATTTTCAAAATTTTACTATCAAATTTCACTCCGATATATTCTCCAAACGAGTACCACCCTGCCCAAACTAACCACCATACGACTAACCACCAATCGCTATTAATATTTTTAAGCTGGCTATCAAGCTGGCTATCAAGCTGGCTATAAAGCTGGCTATCAAGCTGGCTATCAAGCTGGCTACGAAGCTGGCTACGAAGCTGGCTATCAAGCTGGCTACGAAGCTGGCTACGAAGCTGGCTATCAAGCTGGCTATCAAGCTGGCTACGAAGCTGGCTACGAAGCTGGCTATCAAGCTGGCTATCATCTTTTAATAAATCAACATTTTTCTCCTTAAAAATAATTTTACACATCGCAACCATAATCGCAGTTTGAAATGGAGATTTTCCATAAATAACTATTGGTTTTTCAAAACCACCATTCGCATATAAATTCTCTACTGCTTTAGTTGCCTTTTTTCGATCTGTTGGTTTTGAAGCAAGGTTGATATATTTATCAATAAACTTTGGTATTTGTGCTTCTTGTTTTTTTGTAAGTTTGGTAATCATGATATTTAATCAATAACTGGTATTAGACCTTCAGGGGTAAACTCTTGTTGTTTACGAATCTCATATATTCCATCTGGTAGTACAGCATCTCCTTTCTTTGGTGAATGTTCAGGATGAAGTAGATTTGTATTTTTCGATACTAAATAACCAATTATAAAATCTTTCATTTCAGAAAGGAGATATAATTTTCCCCCTGTAAATGTATGATTATTTCCATGAGAACCAGTAACAATTACATTAGTCTTAGACTCTGTAAGACCTTGTGGTAGTGAGTTTATACTTATAAATGCAATTTCTCCGTGTCGATAGCCTATTGTTTTTGTCATATATTATTTGTTAATGTTTTTAATCCTATCCTCAACCCTATCCAATTCATCTGCGGCATCTTCTACACCTTGTTCTATACGATCGAGTATGAGAGAAACTATAGCTATGAAAAGTGCTATGAGAGCGAAACTGATATAGATGTAGTGGGTTATGTTAATGTGCATATCCATAGTTTATTTGTGCTTCTTGTTCAAGTTGTTCTTTTTCTTTAAAGCCTTTTCCGTTGTAGTCTCGACCTTTTAAATCATCTCTATCAGCTATTATGAGTCTCCAATAGCGATCAAAGGCCAATATGTCATGCACCACCTTCTCTATGACCCCTTTGTCTATGTTTTTCAGTGATTGATAGTTCTGTCTGATGAGGTAGGAGATTGTTCGATTCTTGTTACGTCTCTCACGACTAAGAGGGTTTCTCTCTAGGATGTCGAGTACCATTTTCTTTTGTGGAGAGACACGGTGTTTCATTACGATTTATATAAGTCTTCTGGGTGCGGAAGTACTATCCCCATCTGTCCAGCCTCAGCTTCTACGTGCATCATCATTTCAACCATTTCACCGACACTCATTTCGCTTGTACCTTTTGGAATGTTGTATATAACTTTTGCAATCTCGACTTGTTTTTTTGGAGCAAATCGACCTTTGAAAATATGATGCAGTTCTTCTGGGGTGTGACCTGTATGTTCTGAGATCGTCTGCATCCAGACCCAGTACAAAGCATTTTGATCTAAAGATCGCTTATTAAATTTCTTTCTGATTACAAGCATTCCTTTCTGACCTTCGAGTTTCGGAAGCCATACATCGATGTAGGATTGACTCTTCCAAACTATCTGGCCATTCTGAATTTGAAAATGTGCGGTGAAATCTTTACTCATGATATTCGTTTACTATTGGCGAGCTGCGCAACCTCATTTGATACTTTTGTTTCAATTTTAGGAATATCTACTCCTTTACCGATCAAATATTCTTGTTTTGTTTCAATGAGATGCTTCACTCGATTCTCTGATTCTAAGAGAATATTTCGATACTTTCGGTCAACTCCCTTACTACCTAATTCTTCAAAATCTTCTGCCCCAAGTTTGTACCCTCTATTCCAACCCATAGCTCTGTGAAAATCTGGTTGAATAGTTTGTATTTGAGAACCTCTGACTGCACCACCACTGAAAATTGCATCTTTCTTCTCAAGGAAGCAGTAGTATGCCTTCTCAAGTTCTGATCTATCAATTTCAATGTAGTCTTCTGTGTTGTATCCTCGAATAATTTTAAAGTACATAATTTGGTTTTGAATTACTTTTAATTCCTTTCAATTTGGGAATAAGATCATTGAATTTGTCTCGTAACTTTGAAGCGGAAAGGATGTTTTGTGACCAAAATCCATCGTTCTGAGTCCACTTAATCATGTATTCGATTTGCTCATAGGTTCGACCATCAAGGCGATGAATCTTATTCATATCCTCTGCCCATTTATCTGGGCTACCGCGTATTTCCCAGGATGGGGTATTTCTTTGAATCAGACTTGTTAGGAGATTAACCATCTCCATATCCTTTTCCGTAAACTTAATAATCTTGGTTTTTGTGTCGTCCGAGACTTCGGACTTAAGATTAAGATTAGAATTAAGATTAGAATTAAGATGCAATGACTCATCCATGACTCCTGTATGACTCATATATGACTCATCTGACATCTTCTTTTTTAATGATTCTGGGGCTTTCTTTAGCCCTAGTTCTACTCCTTTTGCAATTTGAGGGTTTTTAAGGTTTTGATGTTTGGCAAAATTCTTAATTGCTATCCAACCATCCTCAAAAAATATTTTTTTATCCTTCTGGAAGCGTTTTAAGACCTTTACAACCATTTCTTTTTCAATTCCTGTGTCAGTTGCAATAGTCTTTAAGGGAATTTCGTATACACCGCTGATATCAGTACATGGATTAGTCAAAAAGTATAAAAACAATAGTTTTTCAATTGGATCGAGATTAGAAATGTAGTCATCCATCCAAAACTTTGTATTTATTATTCTTGATTTTGACATGTTAGAAAGTTAGATTTTTTATAATTTCCTCTACTTCTGCCAATTCTCGAACTTGATATTCCAAACATTCCTTAATTTCTTCAGCTATATCCTCTCGTCTTACTTCGATCACAAAACAATCTTTAACTGTCATGCGTGGGTCATAGAAAATGACGTATAAAGTCTCTAGCTTGTCATTAACTACAAAATATTGACGAGTCTGATAAATGTATTCATCTGGTACTTCTTGTGTCAGGTATGCTTCTATATGACTTGCTGACGATAGACATTTAACTTCGCATGCTTCTTTAGCAGGTACTTCATCGTCTGCACCAATCACTACTCCATCAGGAGACACGGCGACATTTTCGTTATCATCTCGTGTCCAAAGTACAAGTGTGGTATCAATTTCTTTACCTGTGTCTTGTGTG